GTTCCGCCTCATCGCTTTTTTTCCCCATGAGCCATTTTCCAACGACCGTTTTACTTTCCGCCGACCAACCATGAAAATCGAGACCATCAAAACCACCGCGCTCATCCCGTATGCGCGAAATTCACGCAGCCATTCTGAATCTCAGGTGGCCCAGATCGCCGGGAGTATCCGAGAATTTGGATTCACCAACCCTGTCCTGATCGACGCGGACAACGGCATCATCGCGGGCCATGGCCGGGTGATGGCGGCGGGCTTGCTCGGGCTGGCATCCGTCCCGTGCATCCGCCTGGCGCACCTGACCGACACCCAGAAGCGAGCCTACATCATCGCAGACAACAAGCTCGCGCTGAATGCCGGGTGGGATGAGGAGATGCTCGGGCTGGAACTCGCTGACCTGCGGGAGGCGGACTTCGATCTTGGCCTGCTTGGCTTCGACGCGGAGGGAATCGAGGCAGCTTTGAACCCTGACGAGTTGGAGCCCGAGGAGCCTGCCGAGGGAAACTTCGACAGCCAGTATGCCGTCACCGTCGTTTGCAAAGACGAGGGCCACCAGCAGCAAATCTTCGAGCGCCTAACCTCCGAGGGCCTAACCTGCAAAGTCGTCTGCGTATGAAAATCGAAATACGAAACTCCTGCCGCGACTTCAACTCCTACCGGGCCGCCCGCGTGAAGTCCCTGTTCAACCCGGAGAGAGGAGACACATTCTCGCTCGACGCCGATATTCCGGGTGCCGACGAGGACTGGCAAATCGGCGTGGTCGTCGGCCCGTCCGGCACCGGCAAGTCCAGCATCGGGCGGACGCTCGGCGGCGGCATCACAGACCTTTACGAGGGGTGGCCGGAAGACCAGCCAATCGTCGACGCCATCGCGCCGGGCGGCGACTTCAACGCCGTCACCGGGTCATTGGCTGCGGTGGGTCTTGGCGACGTTCCGGCATGGCTTCGCCCGTTCAAGGCACTAAGCAACGGCCAGCAATTCCGCGCAGGCCTCGCCCGTTGCCTATGCGACCCGCCCGACGTGCTTGTGGTGGATGAGTTTACCTCGGTGATCGACAGGCAGATCGCTAAGATCGGCGCGCTCGCGTTTGCAAAAACGTGGCGCAGGCTACCCGGCAAGAAGGTGGTGCTACTCTCCTGCCACTACGACATCCTCGACTGGATCGAGCCGGATTGGGTTTACGATACAGGAAAGGGCCAGCTCACAAAAAAAGCGGAGCCGGGCCATGGAAACGCCCGGCAATCGAACTGGAAATCAGGAAGGTCAACTCCAGTTATTGGCCCATGTTTGAGCCGCATTATTATCTGAAGCTGCCGCGCCCGGTGGCGGCTGAATACTTCGTCGGGCTGGTCGACGGGGAGCTTGTCGCGCACCTCGCCGTCACGCCCAGGTTTGAAATCAAAGGGTTCCGCGCCACCCGGCTTGTCGTGATGCCCGAGTGGCAAGGGGCGGGTGTCGGCACCCGGTTTCTGAACTGGGTGTGCGCCTTCCACAAGGCGGGCGGCGGCCGTCGGGGTAAAGAGTTCCCCACCTACTTTCACACGTCACACCCGCAGCTTGTCCAATTCCTCAAGCGGTCGAAAGATTGGAGGCAAGTTTCAGCCGTGATGAACGGTGGCAATAAAGCAAAGAGCGCCGCGTCCATAAAAAAAACCTACCGGGCCGGGTTGCACGGGGGGGGTATGGCAGCGCCGTCAATCGGCTACGGCGGCCACTTTCGCGCAGTCCAGGGGTTCAAGTTCATCGGCCCAGCGCTTCCGAAACCATGAGCGAGAAATTGAAAATCGTTGTTGCAGGGCAGAAGCGTTTCGGTCGTGACGTGTTCGAGATGCTACGGGAAGAAGGCCACGAGGTCGTCGCGTGCGTCTGCCCGATCACGCCGGAGAACCCGGACAAGCTCTGGATCTCCGCAGCGAACACCGACACGCCAATCATCAAAGCGGGAACGCTGACCTGCGAAACCTGCCCAGCGTGCGACCTGATCGTCACCGCGCACAGCCACGACTTCATCGGCAAGCGCACCCGCCTCAAAGCCCGGCTCGGAGCGGTGGGCTACCACCCCAGCCTGCTGCCGCTGCACCGGGGGCGCGACGCGATCCGGTGGTCGATCCGCATGCGTGAGCGGGTGACCGGCGGCTCGGTTTACTGGCTGTCAGAAACGGTGGACGGCGGGCCTATCGCCGCGCAGCAGCACGTCTTGATTCGCCCCGATGACGACGAGCTTTCCCTCTGGGCGCGCGACCTTTCGCCGCTAGGGGTGAAGCTGCTCCGCAGGGTGGTGCGGGACATTTCCGCCGGCAGAATCATCAAACAGCAGCAGGAGGCCGCACTTGCCACATGGGAGCCGTCAATCGCCGGAAGCCCCAGCCTATTCCGCCCCGACCTCCTCCTCCTACCCGCGCCGGGCCAGAGGTTTGAACAATACATCAACTCAATCGCATGAGCGCCAAGAAAACACCCGCGAAGAAATCCGCCGCCCCCGCACCCAAAGTTGCGCAGGCCGACACCACCCAGCTTTGCCGCCTGTTCAATCTGACGAGCGCACGCATCGGCCAACTTGCCAAGGATGGGATCATCTTCAAGACCGAGCGCAACCAGTTCGACCTGTGGCGCAGCGTGCGCGGATACATCGAGTTCTTGCAGAAATCCAAAACCGAAGGCGCGAGCCACATGGAGCGCAGCGGCGTGACCGGCGATGCCCAGGAGCTAGCAGAGTTGGTGCGACAAGTCAAAGCCGCTAGAACCTATAACGACGCCCGAACGTTGAAGGTGCAGATCGATGCACTCCGGGCGGGCTATGCCTTGGAGGTCGAGCAGGAACGCTACTGCTCGATGATGCAGATCGAGGACGGCATGGACGGGATCGCCGCCGTGGTCCGCAACTCGATCAAGCGGTTGGAAGCTGACCTGCCGCCGATGCTTGAGGGCCTCGACGCGGCCGGCATGAAACGGATCATCAGTGAGAAAACCTCCATCGTGATCCAGACCATTTATGACGAAGGACAACGCATCAAAGCCCCAGCACTTGGAGAAGGTCCGCAGGATTAAGCGGTCGTTTTTCCGCAACTTCCGGCCTCCTTCCACCCTCACCCCGAGCCAATGGGCGAGCGACCGCGTGGCTATCATGGACGGATTGACGCCGCGCTTCCATGTGGACAACGCGCCATGGCAACGGGAGCCGTTGGAAGTCCTGGCAGATCCTGAGGTCAAGGAGGCTGTCTTCCTCGCGCCCATCGGCACTGGCAAGACCACGTTCATGGAGGCGGGCTTGTGCTATATCATCGCCGAGGACCCCGGCCCCACCCTGCTAGTCGGCCAGACCGACGACGACCTTAAGGACTGGGCGGAGACGCGGATGGACTACGCCATCCATAACACGCCTGAGACCGCCGCGCTGCTACCGAGGGACCGGCACAAAAAGAGGAAGATGGAAATCCTCTTTCCATCGATGAGCCTCTTCCTGACCGGCGCGAACCTCTCCGGCTTGCAGTCGAAATCCATGCGCCGCGTCTTCTGCGACGAGGCCTGGCAATACCGCCCAGGTATGCTCAACGAAGCACGCGGCCGGTTACATGACCGCTGGAACCGGCAGTTCTTCATCCTCTCCCAAGCCGGATCGAAGGGCGACGAGCTGGACAAAGCATGGCAGCACACCGACCGCCGCGAGTTCAGCTTTCCCTGCCCGAAGTGCGGCACCCTCCAACCTTGGAAATGGTGCAACGTCGTCTATCCCAGCGACGAGACGCTGGACACGTTAGCCCGAGCGCAGGCCGCGCACCTCAAGTGCGACAACGCTGATTGTGACTGGACCTGCGCCGACTCACCCCAACCGCGGCGCGCGCTCGCCGAGGCTGCCTGCTACGTGCCGGCCGCCGAGGGACTACCCGGCCACGTCGGATTTCACTACAACGTCCTTTGCAACTGGCGCAAGCCGCTGTGGGAGATCGTCCTGCTATGGCTCGAAGCCAAGGCGGCGCAACGTGTCGGCAACCTCGACCCGCTCCGGCAGTTCATACAGAAACGGTTAGCCGAGCCATGGGAAGAAGACCTCACCGACAACCGGACCGCGCTCATAGGCAACGGCTACCTAGTCAGCGAGTATGCCGAGAAGCAGAAGATCGAGGACGAGGCGCAGCGGTTCCTGGTG